GATTACACTATTGATAATAATGGATCATTAGATCGACTTGAAAAAAATGTTGCTATACTAATGCGCACTATTTTTAGAAGTCGGGGACTAAGTCTCCCTGTCTCCAGCGGACACCACTTTTTTGAACAATCCTCTGACAGTTAGCACATATAGTTTTTAAGTTACCTGGACGGCAATTCTTTAATTCTCCGTCAATGTGAAACACATTAAACTGTTCAGGATGATTAGATTTAAAGCCGCATTTCTCGCATTGGCTTTTCTTTTTATATCCGGCTTGTTTCCATTTAGGTATTCCATTACCTTGTCCGTTGCGTAAACAACTTTCACAGAGCTTGCGATAGTAAGTTCTATTTCCTTTTTTATAGTTTATTGCAGCAGGACGTTGCCCACAAGTACATAATGGTCTCATATTGTATTTAGCTCACCTTTTTACCCCCTTTTTCATAGGCGTTATAGCAACCTTTTCTAAACTAAATGGTAAATACATGTAACAGAATACCCAATCCAGATAGGAGAAATAGAATGGCATTAGTATCACCAGGTGTACAGGTTAGCGTAGTAGATGAAAGTTTTTACACACCCGCTGAACCAGGTACAGTACCAGTAATTTTTTGTGCAACAGCACAGGATAAAACAAATGCTTCGGGCTCGGGCACAGCAGCAGGGACACTAGCACAAAACGCTGGTAAGCCTTACTTGATGACTTCACAGCGTGACCTAGCAGAAACATTTGGCGACCCAATTTTCCAAATTGACGCAAACAATAATCCAATCCACGGCAGTGAACTTAACGAATATGGTTTACAAGCTGCATACTCGTTCTTAGGAGTAAGCAACAGAGCGTGGATAGTAAGAGCACCAATTGATTTAGGATCACTAGAACCAAGAGCAAGTGTTCCGACAGCAGATCCAGTAGATGGCACATATTGGCTAGACACTTCAAGTTCATTATTTGGTATCCAAGAATGGAACAACGCTGCAATTGCAATCAACGGCGGACAAACTTTTACTAATAAAATTCCAAAAGTAATTACAAGCACAACACAAACTGAAGATGCAACAGACGACAACGGAAGAGTTGTAAAACGTCCATTGGCATCAATTGGTGAAATTGGTGACTATGCTGTAGTTGCTGTTACTACACTTAATACATTTTGGTATAGAAATACCGCAGGTGAATGGGTACAATTAGGTAGTGACGCATGGCGCAAATCATGGCCAACAGTGAGCGGCACAAGTTCAGCAGCTCCTGCTGCAGGATCATTTACTATTAACGGTTCGCCAGTTAGCTTTACAGCAGCTTCGAATATGACAGACGTTGCAACACAAGTTACAGCTGCAGCTCCATTAGGATTTACAGCAGGCGTAGTTAACGGTAAACTAGCTATCTTTAGTGATGGCGCTGTAAGTGGACCAGACTCAACATTAGCAGGCGTAGTTATTATTAGTGAAGACGGTGGCTCAGTTACTATTGATGCACTAGGACTTGATGCTGGTACATATTATCCACCAGCACTACAAATTAGTACGCACACTAGCGTTCCAGAATTTAAAGCAACAGACACTTACAACAGACCTACAGGTAGTATTTGGATTAAAACAACTACACCAAATGCAGGCGCACGTTGGAGAGTAAAACAATGGAATACAAACACAAGATTGTGGGCAGACACAGCTACACCAATTTATGATACAGCACAAGAAGCACTAGTGCAACTTGATAGAACTGGTGGCGGCGAAAACTTATCAATTGGTGATTTGTTTGCTGATAGTAATGTTGCACAAGATGCACTACCGCTAGGCACATTTAAAATTATGCGCAGAGCAGCTGTAGGTTCAACAACAATTAAAACTAACAAAACGTTAGATACAGATTTTGTAGACTTAGCAACACATAACTTCCAAATTGAAGCAACAGCACCAGGTGACACAGCATTTAGCGCACCAACAACTATTACGTTTACAGGTTCTGCAAACGGTGCTACTGATGCAATAGCAATTGCTAGTGCAATTACAAACGCAGGCATTTCATATGTAAGCGCAGAAGTAGATAGTGAAAACAGAGTAATCATTAAGCACTCAAAAGGTGGCGAGATGCGTTTAACAGACGGTCAAGGCGCATTTGCATGTTTTACAGCACTTGGCTTAACAGCATATGTTAGCACAGATTCAACTACTACACGCTTCTTAATGGATGAGCCAGGCGTTGATAATTCATCAGGCACACTACAGTTTAGAGCAAGTAACTGGTTACCACTAACATATACACCTAGTGCAAATGCAATTACACAAACAGCTGCAGACGGCACACTTTGGTATAACTCAATTGTTGACGAAGTTGATATTATGATCAACAACGGAAGCACATGGGTTGGATATCATAACTTTAGTTCAGACTATGCTGATTGTGATCCAGAAGGTCCAATCGTAAGTGCAACACAGCCTACTAAACAAACAAACAATGATGAATTAGTAGAAGGTGATATTTGGATTGATACTAGTGACTTAGAAAACTATCCAGTAATTTATCGTTATAGAAAAATTACTGACAAGTGGGAACTAATTGATAACGGAGACCAAACAACAGAAAACGGCGTACTATTCGGCGATGCACGTTGGGGAACATCCGGCGCTAATGGTAATACAAAAGGATCAATTGTAGACTTACTAACATCTGACTACATTGACTTTGATTGTCCAGATCCAGACTTATATCCAAAAGGCATGATGTTGTTTAACACACGCAGAAGCGGATTTAATGTTAAGAAATATGTATCTGACTATGTAGATAGTGGCGCACAAAACATTAGAATGAATAACGAAGAGCACGGATTATACGGCTCAGCAGCTAACGGCACATATGATCGTTGGGTAACTGAATCAGCTAACCAAGTTGATGGTTCAGGTAGCTTTGGACGTAAAGCACAGCGTAAAGTTATTTTACAAGCAATGCAAGCAGTTATTAATGACAACGATGAAATTAGAGATGATGAATCACGTATCTTTAACTTAATTAGTTCTCCTAGTTATCCTGAGCTTATTGGCGAAATGGTTACATTGAACTATGATAGAGGATTAACAGGATTTGTAGTTGGCGATAGTCCTGCAAGATTGTTACCAAACGCAACTTCATTAAATGACTGGGCAACAAACGCTAGACTAGCTGTTGAAGATAACGATGACGGACTTGTTACACGTGACGAATACCTAGGACTATTTTATCCATGGGGCTTCACAAGTGATAACGTAGGAAACAACGTTGTTGTTCCACCAAGTCACATGATGCTAAGAACTATTGCACTAAGCGATCAAGTTAGCTATCCATGGTTTGCACCAGCAGGTACAAGACGTGGCGGAATTACTAACGCAAGTTCAACAGGTTATATTAGTAGTGAAGGCGAATTTGTAAGTGTAGCACTTAACGAAGGACAAAGAGATACATTATATGCACAAGGCGTTAACCCAATTACGTTTATTACAGGTGCAGGACTTGTTAACTTTGGACAGAAAACTCGTGCAAGAGGTTCAAGTTCATTAGATAGAATTAACGTAGCACGTTTGGTTATCTACTTACGTAGTCAATTAAATCAACTTGCTAAGCCTTATATCTTTGAACCAAATGATAAGATTACACGTGATGAAATTAAAGGTCAGGTTGAGAGCTTATTATTAGAGCTTGTAGGCCAAAGAGCATTGTATGACTTCTTAGTTGTATGTGACGAAACAAACAACACCCCAGCAAGAGTAGATAGAAACGAACTATATGTTGATGTTGCTATTGAACCTGTTAAGAGTATTGAGTTTATTTACATTCCGCTACGTTTGAAAAACACTGGCGAAATAGCAGGTCTTTAATATGATAAATACATATAACAAATTAGGAGCAAAGTAAATGGCAATTTCAACACTATCAAAAATTACAGTACCCTTAGCTGGCGGGGACTCTGCCAGCAACCAGGGCTTGTTGATGCCAAAGCTACAGTACCGCTTTAGAGTGTCACTGGAAAACTTTGGTGTGTCAACACCGACAACAGAACTTACTAAACAGGTAGTAGATATTACCCGTCCAACAGTTGCATTTGAGCCAATGGAAATACATGCATACAACTCAAAAGCATACTTAGCAGGTAAGCATACATGGTCGCCAATAACACTCAACTTACGTGAAGACGTAAACAATGCTGTACAAAAACTTGTAGGTGAACAGTTACAGAAACAGTTCGACTTCTATGAGCAATCAAGTGCAGCAAGTGGTCAAGATTATAAATTTACAACACGTATTGAGATCTTAGACGGTGGTAACGGAGTACATACTCCAAACGTATTAGAAACATTTGAACTTTACGGTTGTTTTGTTACTAATGCTAACTACAACACATTGGCTTATCAAAACAATGAACCAGTAACTGTTACATTAGAAATCCAGTATGACAACGCAATCCAAACACCTACAGACACAGGTATTGGTACAGCAGTTGGACGTACATTAGGATCACTTATAACAGGTGGCGGCGCTTAATACAAGCACTGTATAAAACAAGTAAAAAGGTCGCCTTGTGCGGCCTTTTTTATTATCTACGCACTTATTCTATATAGATAAATATTAGTATGGCAGCTACATCGAACGGATTTTTAGACAACTTAGTTAATGGGATTTTAGGCCCTAAAGGAACTATGGCAGACTGGCAACACGCTAGTAGGTTGTATGTTGACGGCAATTTAAAACTTGCTCCTAAAAGTAAATTTTTATATCATACGTATTTTCAGTTAGATCCTATAGTACGTAGTATACTACCAGAACTAAAAGACAAGCATAATTTAGAAATTGGTATGCTTGTTAAAAGTGCAGATTTGCCTAGGTATACATCTAACGTCGAAACACGTAACAAGTACAATAGAAAAAAGAATGTACAAACTGGTATACAATACGAGCCTATTACAATTACATTTCATGATGACAACTATGGTGTAACTACAGCACTATTAGAAGCATACTATAGATACTACTTTGCTGACGCTGGATACGGACGATTACCTGGTGCATATAATAAAGCAGGAGCAGGCGACAACACGTATATGGGTAGCGGCAGAAACCAATGGAAATTTGGTTTAGATAATAACATAACTGTACCGTTCTTTCAAAATATACAAATTAGTCAATTAGCTAAAAAGACATATACTACATATACTATAGTAAACCCAATTATTACAAACTGGTCACATGATAGTGTAGATAACAGTGACGGTTCGACGCCAATGCAAAATACAATAACTATTGCATACGAAGCAGTGCATTATTCAAGAGGACCAAGTGATAGTAGCAATCCTGATAATCCAGCACCGACAGGATTTGGCGCAACAGAGCATTATGATAAACAACCATCGCCTATATCATTATTAGGTGGCGGACCATTAAGTATAGACGGAGCATTCGGCGCAGGCGCAGACTTGTATGATTACATATCTAAAGGGCAAGGATTTAGTAGTCCGTTACAAGCAGGACTAGCAGCATTCCAATTACTACAAGGTCTTGAAAACCTAACATTAGACCAATTAAGAGATGACACATTTTCTGGGCTAAAGGGCGTACTAGGTGATATAGGAAATACTAATGTTAGCGGAGTAGCTAACACTGTAATACCAAGAAATAGCGGCGCTGGCGGACAGGATGATGTAACACCGGCTACTAGTATAAACACGCAATCTGATACTTCAACTGTTGTACAAGGATCAACTACTAGACAGCTACTTCAAGATAATCCGGTTGCACTTGAGGATGCAGCAAAAAGTGTATATAAGAATGATTATTTAACTGGCGGAGGCACTGGCGGCGTTAACGGAATAAACAGTTCGTGGACAGCTTTACCTGAGGGAACTAAAGAACTTTACAGAGAGAAAGCATTGGATATAACATTATGAATAGTGGATTACCAGTAAGAAACATTACCAAAAGGTCAGACGAAGATGTACGTTTATTCTTTGACAAGTATCTTACAAAGTCAATAAATTTTAATGATAACGATTTAAATTCTGTAGTTGGCTTTTTTGAAAATAAAGGCTTTGATAAATCAAGTGCAATATCAGTAAGTATTGTAATGATACAACAAGCTAAATTAGATAATATAAAAGTTTTTAAATTACTTGATACATTAAAAGGATATCAAGATATTCAGTTAAGTGCTGTAGTAGCCGAAGTTCTTAATTACAATCGAAAGCGCACTAGTGCTATAGGTTTTAAAAAAGAAAATACTGATAATAGATTAGAAAAAAGAAACATAATTGAAGGTTCGCCTGCACCGGTAATAATAAATAGTGAAGTAGAGAATAACTTTAGTGCAACAGGATTTACATTTGATTCTAGAACTAACACCTGGGACGGAGCATAACACATGGCAAAACAATTAATTAATAGAGGATCTAATGCAAACGATGGCACAGGCGATAGTTTGCGAGATGGCGCTGATAAACTTAATGATAACTTTTCAGAAATTTACAGTGTATTAGGCAATGGTGAAAACCTGCTTACAACAGACATTGATTTCGGTACTAATAAACTATTACACTCTAACGTAGTAGCAACAACAACAGAATTAAATGCAATTGATGCAACAAGATATCATGGGTTAGTAATGCATGTACATGCAACAGGAGGCTTGTATTATGCACACGCAGGCGCCTGGAGGAAACTATTATCTGATAACGGTACTAGTGCTATACCTAGTTATACAGATTCGTTAGATACTGTTGCATATTCAGGTAACTACAACGACCTTAGTAGTCGACCTACTATACCTAGTGTATTAACAGATATTAACATTGTAGATGGTAGTGCAGGGCAAGTATTAAGCACAGACGGCACTGGTAACTTTACATTTAGAGATGTTGTAGCAACTAGTATTCCGTTTGCTGATGTTACTGGTAAACCAACAACAAATGCAGGGTACGGAATTACAGACTCCTTTACAGGACGTTATGAAGACTTAACAAACAAGCCAGTATTATTTGATGGAGCATATGCTAGTTTAACAGGTTCTCCGTCTATACCTTCTGACCTTAATGATTTAACTGATGATAATGGATTATTATTTGACGGCAACTATAATAGTTTAAATGGCCGTCCAACTATACCTGCAGATTTAAGTGACATAACAGATACTACTAACTTACTTTTCAGTAGAAGTTACAATGACTTAACTAACAAACCTA